CATGATGTCTTGCGCCCGCGTGATAGCTGAGGATATTGGCAAGTTGCCACTGCATCTGTATGAGCAGAACGTCCGCATGCGGCAACGGCTCACGGATGACCCCTTGGCCGCACTTCTGAACGTCGCGCCCAATGAGTTCATGACGGCGCGTGAATTCTGGGAGACATGCGGCCTCCACTTGGCTTTGCGGGGCAATTTCTACGCTTGGAAGAACGTGGTTCGAGGAACGGTCCGCGAGTTGCTGCCGTTACATCCTGGCTCTGTCGTGCCAAAGCTGCGAAGTGATTGGTCGGTGGTCTATCAGGTCACATTCCCCAACGGGAAGGTCGATATCCTGCCCCAAGACGCGATTTTCCACGTCCGAATCCTGAGCATGGATGGCTTGAACGGTCTCGATCCAATCACGTACTTCGCGCGTGAGGTGCTGGGGGAGGCGATTGCGGCCGATCGGCAAGCACAGGGGATGTTTCGGCAGGGCGCGAAGCTGTCGGGCGTGCTTTCGACCGAAGGCACCCTCAATGATGACGCCTACGCCCGGATTCGCGAGGATTGGGAGCAGACATACGGCGGCGTCGAGAACGCCTACAAGGTTGCAATCCTCGAAGGTGGGCTGAATTTCAAAGAAATCAGCATGACCAACGAGCAGGCGCAGTTTCTGGAGCAACGTAAGTTCAAGCGCGGCGAAATGGCGGGGCTGTATCGGATTGCCCCCCACAAAATCGGCGACTTGGAGCATGCGACCTTCTCCAACATCGAGCATCAAAGCCAGGAGCATGTAACTGACTGCTTGATGCCGTTGGCGACCAAGATTGAAGCCCGGATTCGGGTATCGCTGGTGCCAAAGGATCGTCGAAATCGAGTTTTTGCCAAGTTCAACATGAACGCCCTGCTACGTGGCGATATGACGGCGCGGGCCAACTACTACACCAAGCAGATCCAGAACGGCGTTTACTCACCCAACGACGTGCGCGAGCTGGAGGACGAAAACCCGCGGGACGGCGGAGATATCTACCTCACGCCGTCCAATATGTTGATCGATGGGAATATGCCGGCGGCGCCGGCGAAGGAATGATATGGAAATCAAGCGAATCTCTGTCCCCTTCGAGATCAAGGAAGTGGCGGACACGGGCGAATTCATCGGTTACGCGTCGGTCTTCGGGGTGAAGGATGCCTACGATGAGATTGTCATCCCCGGCGCCTTCGCCGAGTCCATCGCGGACTGGAAGGGAAAGAACGCGATGCCCCCCATACTGTGGCAGCACCGCAGTGGCGAGCCCATTGGCGTTCACACCGAGATGCGCGAGGACTCGGTGGGTCTGTACATCGAGGGCAGGCTGGTAATGGGCGTATCCCGCGCCCAAGAGGCCCACGCGCTGATGAAGGCGAAGGCCGTTCGCGGAATCTCCATCGGCTTCGTTACACGAGAAGACAGCTTTGATCGCGTGAGCGGGGTCCGCTCCCTCAAGCGTGTGGACCTTTGGGAAAACTCTATCGTGACGTTTCCGGCCAACCCTGCGGCGCAGGTTACGGGCGTCAAGCGGCTGCAAGAGGCCGACAGCATTCGGGACTGCGAGGCCTACCTACGGGATGTGGCGGGTATGTCGCAGTCGGAGGCAAAGGCATTTGTGTCTCGCCTCGCCGGTATCTCTCAACGGGATGTTGAGAGCGTCCAGGCGCTGCAACGGCTGAAATCTGCCATGCGCCTCTCGTAAGTAGCTTTCAACGCAACCAATCAAGGCCCGCCGAGCGCGGGCCTTTTTCATTTCAGGAAGGAAATATGGAACTGAAGCAGATCATCGAAGACCTGGGCCGCTCGTTCGAAGAATTCAAGAGCGCCAACGACCAACGTCTGGCCAAGCTCGCCAAGGGCGAAGCGGTCGAATCGCTGGAAGCCAAGCTGGCGAAGATCGACGCTGACATCAAGCGCCTGGACGACCTGAAGTCGGCCGTGGAGGACCTGGAAAAGCGCGCCAATCGCATCGGCGTGCCCGGTGCTGAAGACCCGGAAGCCGCCGCCTACAAGTCCGGCTTCGACAAGTTCATGCGCAAGGGCGACTCGTCCGAGATCGAGCAGAAGGCCATCAATACGGGCACCGAAGCCGATGGCGGCTATGCCGTGCCGGAGCAACTGGACCGCCAGATCATCCAACTGCTGCGCCGGACGACCGCCATGCGCGAACTGGCCCGAGTCATCACCATCGGCACCCCCGACTATAAAAAGCTGGCTAACCTGGGCGGCGCCGCCGGCGGCTGGGTGGGAGAAGAAGACGCCCGCCCTGAAACCGCCCATCCGAAGCTGGGCCAGGTATCGGCCTACATGGGGGAGATCTACGCGAACCCCGGTGCCACGCAAACCTCGCTGGACGACGTGTTCTTCAATGTCGAACAGTGGCTGAACGAGGAGGTGAACATCACCTTTTCGGAGAAGGAAAACGCGGCGTACACGTCCGGGGACGGCGTGAAGAAGCCGAAGGGTTTCCTGGCCTATCCCGTCGCGCTGACCAAGGACGGCGTGCGACCCTTCGGCACCATCCAGGTGGTGGACACCGGAACGGCCGGAACTTTCAACGGCGACAACTTGATCGACCTCGTGTATGAGGTCAAGAAGGGCTATCGCCAGAACGGCAAGTGGTCAATGACCACGATGGGCCTGAAGATGGCTCGAAAACTCAAGGACGCCGAAGGCAACTATCTGTGGCAACCGGGCCTTCAGGCGGGCGAGCCGTCGTTGCTGCTGGGCTACCCGGTGGTCGAGAACGACGACATGCCGGACCCCGTGGCCGATGCGTTGTCTGTGGGCTTCGGCGACTGGAATCGCTTCTATACCATCGCCGACCGCATCGGCACGCGCATCCTGCGTGACCCGTACACCAACAAGCCGTACGTGCATTTCTACACCACCAAGCGTGTCGGCGGCATGGTCGAGGACTCGCAGGCCGTCAAGCTGCTGCGTCTGAAGGCGGCCTAATCACACTGGGCCGGCCCACGTGGTCGGCCTGGTCTTCTGGAGATCGATATGCCGATCAAGATCACGAAGGCGTTTCAGTGGTCGCCCAACGGCTACGAAGTCACTACCGTCGAGGCCGGAGAGTACGAGTCGTTGCCCGATCGTGCGTCCGAAATCGCTTTGCAACTTGGCGTGGTCGGTGAGCATCAAGAGGCCCCGGCGACTCCACCTGTCGCTGCCGTGGCCACGGCGGCGCCGGAAAGTACGCAGAATGGAACGGATAGCGAGGCAATCGTGCTGCGGGAGCGTGACATGGATGATGACTGGCTGACGATGGAGGAGGCGTGCAGCCACTTGCGTACAGATCCTGGCGCCGATACCGATCCGGATGTGCGAATGGCTCTGGAGGCCGCCAAGGCGGTCGTTTCGGACTACCTGCGGCGCCCCGTCCCGTGGACTAACGCCGCGGGGGAGGTTGTGCCTGTCCCTGCTAGTGTCGTGGCGGCAACAAAGCTCGTCCTAGGCGAACTGTACGAGACCCGCGAGGCAGCAGCGAACCCGCTGAGCGAGGGAGTGAAGCTTCTACTGTGGCCGCATAGAAACGTCAGGATCATGTGATGAGCGCCGGAAAGCGAAATCGCCTATTGGAGATCTTGCGTCGTGGTCAGCGGCGAGACCAAGCAAACGACCTCATCGATGAGTGGGAACCTATCGGAAAAGCCTGGGCGTCCATTCGGTTCGTCTCGGGCATCGCCGCAGTCAAGGCGGGAGCCGAGCAGGAAGTGACCAAGGCCAGCATACGCCTCACCTATAGGAGAAACATCGAGATGGGGATGCGCTTGCGTCATGGGGGCGACGTTTTTGAGGTAGACGCGGTTCTGCCTGATGAGGATCGCCGCCGCCATGTTGACCTGGTTTGTAGAAAGCTGACCGAACGCGAGGTGGTGGCATGAGGAAAGCCAAGCTCTTTCGCGCAAACTCGGTTTCTTTCTCCATGGAGGGAGACATAGAGGCCCAAGTGGCCGCTTTCTTCGACCGAATCAAGGAAGAGGCGTTGCGGCCGGCGGCGCATGCGATGGCCGTCGTCTTGTATGACGAAATGCGGCTGCGTGTGCCCCATCGTCTTGGCAAGCTCCAATCCGCCATCTATCGCTGGTTCGACGACAAGCGGTCGACGCCAGATCGGAAAACCTACATGGTCGGCGTCAACGTCAAGAAGGCACCCCATTGGTGGCTGGTCGAGTATGGGCATTGGCGGCGTCATGCCGTTGTCCAGCTGGACGATGGAGGATGGATCACGCTGAAGAACAGGCCGCTCAAGGTCCCTGTGTTCGTCCCCGCCCAGTCTTACCTTCGGGCTTCTGTGGATGCGAAGCTCAAGCTTGCCGCGGAGGCCGGCCGCCGGAGGCTGGCCGAGAAGGTACGGGAGATTCAGAATGGTTGAATCGTTGATGCTTCAGGCGCTGGCGCCGATCTTCGAAGGGCGGGTATATCCCGACGCTGCCGCAGGCGATACGCCGATGCCCTTCGCCACGTTCCAGCAGGTCGGGGGCGCATCCACGGTGTTCCTGGATGGCGCGCTGCCGGACAAGCAGAATGCTCGTATGCAGATCACCGTCTGGGCGAAGGGCAGGGCGCAGGCGTCGGAGCTTATCGCCCGGGTGCAGACCGCGTTGTGCGGCTCGCCTTACTTCGGATTGCCTCAAGGGGCGCCCGTCTCGCTGCGGGACCAGGAAACCGGCTTTAAGGGGGCCATGCAGGACTTCAGCATCTGGTACATGCCATGACGACTCCCATTGTTATCGCCGGTGCCACCGTTGCTTTATGTGCCGATGTTCCGCGAGTCGTGGGGCCGGGTGCGTTTGATTCGCTGGCGTTCATTCCCATTCGAGGCGTCCGGGTCTCTGGCTCGCTTGTGCTTCAGTACCAGACTGCCGCCTTCCATGCCCTGGGAAGCGCGGCCCCGTTCCAGCGCCGGGTGGCGCGGGCGCCCCAGACGTTGCAATTGGAGCTTCTGCGCCTGGTCGACCCAGGACAAGCCATGCTGCGGCAGGCTGCGGGTCTGGATAGACCCTACAGCTACCGCATCACGCTGCCGCGCGTGGGAGCGCATTTCTTCGTTGCCCGTGCCTCAAGCCGTTCCCTCTCGGTTGGCAGCGCCACCGACCTAGCTGGCGTGACGGTCGCCCTTGAACTGGAAAGCCAGATCGTCGAGCCATAGCAGGCCGTCTTATCCATTTTCGTCGTCCGCCCTCTTTGGGCAAAACCTACAGCCCGCAAATGCGGGCATTTTTTCGTTCATTGCAAGGAGCCTAGACATGGCCGTTTCTCTGCCGAACGGTGTCATCCTGTCGCTTGCGACGGGTTACGCCAATTCGAAAACCATCACGGC